GCATAGTAACTTTTATAGTATCGCATTACTTCTTCTAGTGTCATTTATCTACTCCTTTTTTATCATCTATCATAGACAAACCAGTTTACTTTTACAAGCATTATGTTAAACTAATTTTACTAAAACAAGGAGACGAAAATGATAACCGAAGAACAGAAATCGGCTAGACGAAAAGGTATTGGTGGTAGCGATGTTCCCATTATCATGGGCTATTCATCATTTAAAACACTTGTGCAACTTTGGCTAGAAAAACGTGGCGAACTTATATTTGATGAGTCACAAAGCCCGCAAGCATATTGGGGAACAATGCTTGAGAACATTGTGCGTGATGAGTTTATTAAACGTCACAATGTTTATGTTGAGCAGCCTGACACTATCTATCATCCTAAATACGATTATCTATTAGGAAACCTAGATGGATTCATCCTTAATGAGAATGCCGTTCTTGAGATTAAGACAGCCAATGCATTCACTACCCATGAATGGGGTCAGCAAGGCCAAGAGATACCTCAACGCTATGTATTGCAGATAGCGTACTACTGTATGTTAAAAAACGCTCCTAAGGCTTACTGTGCGGTTTTAATCGGTGGTCAGGATTACCGCGAGTATGTCTATGAGCGCAACGAATGGCTAGAAGACGAAATCCTTGAAGCATGCCATAAATTCTGGGGTATGGTGCAATCTGGCGAACAACCAGCGCCTACTAACGAAGACATGAAGTATTTATACAAAGCTGCATTGGATAAGTCTATTGTTTACAGTCGAGATAGCCTTGATGCAATTACAAAGCTCACTGAAATTAAACAAAACGAGAATTTACTTAAGTTTCAGCGTCTTGAGCAAGAATTAATTATTAAAAATTACATGCAAGACAGCGAATACATGGTGGACAATGACGGCAAAGTATTGGTTAGTTGGAAAGCAAATGCGCGTGGCAACAGAACATTTTTGATTAAGGATTAGATGATGAGCACAAAACCTGTTTTAGATTGGGATAACGAACAAGTATTAAATGATATTAGAGCTGTATGCCCTGCGCAATTAACTAAAGCCGAGTTTACAACCTTTATTAATACTTGTCGTTCGATGAATCTAAACCCATTTACAAAAGAAATTTATTGTTTGAAGAATGGCACGGCAGCTATGCAAATTATTGTTGCTCGTGACGGTTATCGTAAAGTTGCGCAACGCGAAGCTGAATATGATTATCATCAAACAGATGCCGTTTACTCTAATGACAAGTTCCGTGTCTATCATGGCGAAGTTGAGCATGAGTATGATTTAACTGACAGAGGTTGCATTATAGGTGCTTATTGTACAGTTAAACGAAGGTCATCAAGTAAATCAATGTATGCCTATGTTGAGCTTAAGGAATATGACTTAAAACGTAGTTTGTGGACAACCAAGCCGGCGACTATGATTAAAAAAGTTGCTGAAGCACATGCGTTACGCATGGCGTTTCAAGATGTTTTTATCGGCACCTATGACAAAGATGAGTTACCAGAAGATATGACTGAAGAGTCTGCTGTAAAACCATCTAAAGCACCAGATGCAATGATTACAGAAGAACAAGTTGAGCGCATTGATAGTTTAATGCAGCTTGCAGACATGAGCTTCGAGCGGGTATTATTAGGCATTGAAAAAATATACAATAAAAAAGAATTGCATGAGCTCACAGAAGCGGATGCAAAAGACTTTATTCGACGCTTGGAACTAAGGGTTAAAAATGATATCACTAAGGCAGAGGGTACTGGCGTGGAGGATAAAGCAGCTAACAAAAAAGATAAACAAAACGAAGTGTCTGAGGCAGTGCGCGATATTAGAAATCAAGCGACTGACAATACAAATCAATTTACTGAGATATAATAAAAATGAATCGAGTAAGCTTAATCGGGGTTATAGGTTTCAGGGAGTCAAAAGTTTTATCAAACGGCACAAAACTAACTAAGCTATCAATTGCGCATCGTGAGACATACAAAGACAAGGAAGGCGTAAAACAGGAAAAGACAACCTGGATTAACGTTAAAGCGTTTCAAAAGCTTGCTGAAATTATGGAGCAATATGGCGACGTTGGGAGTTTAGTACTTGTGGAAGGGAAGCTGCAAGTAAACAAGTTTACCGACAAGGAAGGTAAAGAGAATAGTTTAATGGAAATTCTTGTCAATGAATTCAAAGTATTAAAAAAATCTGACAAATCTAGTAGCCCAAAAGCAGAGAATCGTGGTAATTTAAAAGAGCCAGGATTTCTTGATGATGATATTCCCTGGTAATCGTCCAAGCAGACCGCTGTGTTCTCCATCACGGCGGTTTATTTCATATACTGAACTATACAATCTATAGCTTCATCAGCTCCCCAGCATACACGCGCTTGATATCCTTGCTCTAATAATCTTTGTATAAATTCCGATTGCGCTGGAGTTGGTTTATTCTTTCCCCATTTAAGCTCGATAAACAGTCCGTGGTAGCCATTTGAGCTGTAAGGGACAAAGATGTCAGGCACTCCTGCTCGCAACCCCATACGCACTAGCAAGCGCCCTAAAATCGGACTACGTTTAGCTTCGTTGGGAATGCTAAATGCTAGGTCTTTTAGTATTGGATGCAGTTTCAAATATTGAAAAAGTTTAATTTGCTCGTCACGCTCTGCCATAGACTTCCCTATTATGATATTATAATTGGGTTGTGAAAAAGTCATCATTGTATGGAACACAACTTGGGCAGGTTCACTCCTTGTTTCCTGCCCTCTAACCTTCTAAATTAACTTATAGCTCTTGTGTGCCATCCTTTTAAAAACTTCATTAATTCTGGGTTACCTATAGTCAATTTACGATAAAATATGATGCACTCGAAACGTAATAACGTTAGTAGTACGCTACTTGCTGCTTTGTTAATTGCGCTTAGGGTGCCTTGACCTATGACACCATCTACAGCGAGTTCATAGCCCAGGTGATTTAAAGCCTGTTGGAGTAACTTAGCTGCTTGTTTACCACCCATGTTAACGGTCATGTCAAAAAACTTAGCAGCTACTTCGTCATCTTCAATGTAAATACACTTATTGGCTAGCCAGAACTGCTCGTAATATATTTTCTTGGCTTGGTTTTCGGAAAGGTTTTTAATATCATTCGCATCAACATCGCCGTCATTATCAACATCAACCCAATTATTAGTTTTATAAATACCTTTAAGAAAGCGTAAGCTAATACCATAATTAGTTGCGCCACCTGCATCGCCTTTAACCTCATTGTAACCGCCTTCATGTTTTAGTGTTTTTTTAATTGCATACTCAAAGTTAGCCATGATGTTTGTTTTCCTTTTTGTACTTATGCTCCATTTCTTCTTGAATAACGGTGTCTGAGCATGTGTTATTATTAAAATACGAGCTTCCGAATAACCTTACGGCCAAATACATTTTTAGGCTGGTGAATAATGAATTTTGCTCATAGCGTAATAGTGAGAAAAAAATGTCATCAATATCTTTGCGTGATAAGTTATTGCTGCAAAGGTACATGTAATCGTGCCAAATTGCAGGATATACAAAACTTGACTTGTAAGGAGCCTCAATGAACCAAAGCGCTTGGGGTATGCTGGCAAAGTCAGTACGAAAGTATGCTGGTATCTCCATACGTTTTTTGTCAACTGTGTATATGGCTTCCTCGGTTATCATGTAGTCGTAGTTATCATAAGGAAACAATGGGCTTTTCTCCAAAATTTCCACGTCATGTGTTTTGATGTCGCGTAAAGTTATGGATAGTCCAAAGTAAATTACAGCAACAAAACCGAATGTCACCAGTAAAGCATTTCTTACTTTATAATTAAATATTTTTTGTTTCATATTTTCGCCTATAGCCATTTCCAAAAAATGGTTTTATCTTTGATTTGCTATTTAGGTTATCCAAACTTTGTAACATTAACAACAACGACCAATAATAAGCATGGATTGCTAGTATTATAAAACACCAAAAGATATTTTTTTTAGACATAAGTTTGTTATTGTTGTGCTTAATCATAGCTTTATACATCCTTGCATTAAACTACGGTTAAAAAAAAGCCCCATTACGGGGCTAATATTAGGGTGTTAGCGTTACTGCTTGCCAACTAAACACCGATGCCCCTGGGTCGCCAGAGCAAAGCACGGTAATTGTGTTAGCGCTTGGTGTTACTTTTTGGATTGTAACGGCATTCGCACTTGATTCAATGTTTACAAATGCTAAGTCAGTAGCAGCAGCTCCAGTTGCAGTAATAGTAACAGTTGGAGAACCACCGGCTTGTGTAGATTTGGCAGCGTATTTAATAACGCCAGCAGGCTGCAAAGAAGTAGCCAATTTAGCTTTTGTTACAGCGGCATTAATGATTTTGGTGGTGGTGATTGCATCAGCAGCAACAGTAAGGGCGCCAGTGTTCGCCATGGTTGCATCCCCGCTCATCGCTACATCGGTTGCAACACCAGCTGCGTTTCCCACAAAAATGTGCCCAGAAACCAAAGGCTGAGTGGATTGGGCTGCTACTAAAGACCAATCGCCTGAGCTATAACTAATTTCAAGCCACGCGACTTGTACGCTTACAGCATTTGGTGAGGATTTAATGGTGACTAAAGCCATATCTGATTCTTTAAAACTTGCGCCATTAGCTTGGGCTTGATTCAGGTATCCTGCGGTAGTTACAGTTGCTAATGTATCATTTGTGTCAATGTAAACGATACGGGGTGTAACGCCTACAAGTCCTGTGACGGATGTTACAATATTTAAAATTGCCATGATTTGTCCTTTAGAGTATGTTTTTTTTAGGTGCCACGCTGTCGACAAGTGACATTT